GCCATTTCTGTGTTTTTCCTTTCTAGTGTTCTTTTAAGTTTAAGTTAATTATTATTGACTTTTAACATGACATCTACGCCGTCCCGCGACGTCTTGGATGACGCCCCGATAAGTCTTAAATGCCGTCCCGTTTTGCCTTTTTTGACGCCCCGTAGATTATGACTCAAAGTGCCGTCACAGCCTTCCGGGCAATCGATTAGGATCCAGTAGCGGTTTGTGATTCTGTCGAACCGATACCCGATTCCGTCATGTTGCGACATCTCAACTTCACCGAGCTCGACCAGCTTTTGAAGGTTGCGTTGAACTTGTCTAACGGAGCACCCAGATAACTTTGCTATACGGGTTTGTGATGGATAGCAGCCTTCTTCAGGGTCATCCCCTAAATGCCACGCCAGCGCCATCAGGACGGCTCGAGCTGTGCCGGTGCTATGAGAATGGTGAAGAACCGCTGAAACGGCTTCTAGGCTCATTCTGTGCCTTTCTAGGGCTATACTGTAAATGCCCATCGTGGTTGGGTGACGCCATAAGCGTCGGGCTGTGACTTTTCTGTGGGTCACAGCCCTTTCACTTTACTTAGACTTGAGTGAATCTCCGAGAGCTTTGATAGCTTCCAAGATTTCGTTATCAACCTGTGACTTCTCAGCTGTTGAATAAATAACGCGTAGAGACTCTAGGTCTCCGTTAGCTGCGGCCGTCGAAGCTTCCTCGATCCAGTTGCGCTGAGCTGCGACAACCTTCATCATCTCTTCACGACTCGGGCGCTTACCGCCTTTAGAGCTGATTCCCAAAGTGTTTAGGACTCGACCTAGAGCGCTGGTTGACGCGTTCTCTAAGAAGTTATTGCGGTTGATGTGTGAGCTGTTGCGTGTCTCCTGGGCGAAGTCGACAGCTGTTGGCCGGTTATCTTCTTTATCGATGAATGCCAAAGCCTTCACAACAACTTCGGTTTCATTGATCAGAACGATTTCGGTGTGTAACCTTCCGTTCGGGTATTTTGACCAGAACTTTGTAATGCGGTCTGCTACTGGTTCGTAGCTGCTTAGATCGAATGCCATGTTTCCTCCTACTTGAATGTGATGAAGGGCTTACCGTTGCGGGCCTGTAAAGCCACAACCTTTTCACCCTGGTATAGACCATACTTGATTCCGTTCATGAAGGCTAGAACTGCCGACTTCTGTGCCTTGAACGCGTTGTCCCAGTAATCAAACTGGGCTTTGGTTGACGTGAGATTGGCCCAGAGTGCTCCGAGCTCGATCTCTCCATCTTCCAAACCTTCGGATAACTCCCGAACTGTCTCATACGTAGAATCGCTTCCGTCGTAGTCTGGGGCCGTATTAGAGTCTAGGAAGCCACAGAACGCCTCTACAGCGGTTTTCATGCTCTCCTGTAGGGAATCATCCCAAACGACCTCAAACTCCTTGTAATCGCCTCCTGCGACCGTTACGACTATACCCCGCTTTAAACCGAGAACTTGAAGGTAATGTTGAACTTGAAGGTTATAGTGCTCAGGTAGCTCATCCCAATACTGCCTAGTGAACTTAATCTCGAGGACGCCGAGCTTGCCATCTGCCCACTCGATTATGCCGTCTGGGTTAGCCTTTAGGACTGGGTTAGCTACTGATTCCCAAGTGCCGGTCTCATGAACAGTTAGCCATCCTTCATTTTCATCCTGGAATAGCTGGCGAATAGCTGGCTCAAAAGCTGTGCCGAGTTTCATTGGCATGGATGGATCTACCTGGTCAGATACTTGACCGGTCTTTTCTGCCCAAAGGGTGAACGCTGACTTCCAGGGTGACTTGCCCATAAGTGCGCCAATGTCCGAGCCGCCAATTCCTTGACGTGCTTCGTGCCATTCCGGAGAGTTAGGCTCAAAGGTGCCTAAATACCTGGCGAAGCCTAGTGCTTCGATTTTCTGTGTAATCGACATACGGTCAGCTTAGTGACCAGTCACGACTTTTGTAAAACAAAACCCCGGCCGTTTGATCTATGCCTAAGCATTACAGGGACGGTTCCGGGGTGTAAGTTTTTTACTTGCCTTTTGGCTTGTCCTTGTTTTCCTTCTCAGCAATCTTGCCAAAGGTGCGGTTGATGTCATCGACGTCAATCTTGCCGTCAGCTAAATACGATCTGGATAGCTCTTGGGCTACATCAATAGCTCCAGCGAACGCGGCCATAGCTACTGCCTGGACAACATCCAAACCGATAACAGAACCACCCACAAAGATACCGGTGACCTTTAGGACGATGACTGCGAATGTTCTTCTAGCGATGTCTAACCACATACTATTTTGTTTTCCTTACTGGTTCGTGAATAGGTGCTGGTGCGACCGGAGCTGTCTCCGGTGTCGCTTCTGTGATTGACTGTTCTAATTCCCATTGTTCAATTGTCGCGCGGACAAACTTGAGCGGGTCAACAAAACCCTTACCGTCTAAAGTCCAACGGTGAACCTTGCCCTGGCAGATCTCGAAGTGAAGGTGACGTCCTGCCGAAGCTCCGGTGTTGCCCATGATTCCAAGCTTGGTTCCAGCTTTGACCTTTTCACCCTTGACTACTCTCAAAGAGTTCTCGACCATGTGGGCGTAGCGAGTGACATACCACTTGCCGTTGATTTTGGAACGGATGTCAACATACCAACCGACTCCACCGAGAGAACCGTCTGCGTTCTTGAGCTTTGAAGTTCCAGCTGCGATTACCCGGCCATCATGCCAAGCTTCGTTCCAGATTTTAGCTTTTGGCCCCCAAAGGTCTACGCCGTTGTGGTGCTTCTTGATCTTCTCGATTGGGTGAACTCTCCAACCGAATGGGCTAGTCACCTTCCAGTCCTTTTTGAACTTACCGTCAAGTGGGAATTGTGGCTTGGTTCTCATTAGTTTCCAATCATGCTAAAGATAAGCCCCAGAATTGAGACAACGGCAGCGCTAAGTCCTGTGTAAGCAATCTTCTCGATCCAGGCTAAACGTGCTAAGGTAAGCTCAACATGCCTAAGTCTGTCCGGGACATCGTCCAGATGGTCAAGCTTCTCGAGGATTTTTATAAGGGTTTCCCCATGCTCAAGTTGCTTCTGGTAGATTGCGTTCTGTGTGATGCGAACGCCAGTTGTTTCTTCAGCCATAATTTTTTATTTTCTAATTAGGCTTTTAGACCAAACGCCGCCTGAACTTCATCAATGGTTAAGCCAAGTGCTTCTAGTTTAGAAATTGCTGATGCCCTTGCTTCTTCTTTTGCTTGTGATTCACTTGCGATTTCAGCTTGAACCTCTGGCCATAATGCTTCAAGTTCAGATTTTGTGGGCTTCTTTGAATCTGATAGCCAGGTCAAGCCAGAATAACTATCTCCGTTTAGTGTCCATTCAGATCCTGGGAACTTGCGTGTAAGAATGTTTGCGATGTCCATTAGGCGAGTATCTCCGTTACAGTAATAGTTGAACTTGCGCGAGCTGTCGATGCTCCATCTGAGTCAGTATTGCTTCTGTTGACATAGAAGGTTCCTGGGGTTGTAATACAAGCACCCTGAACTTGGTAGGTTAAAGCGCTAGTGCTTGCCGGTGAATCTAAGAAGCTGAATGATGTAGATCCATCGTAATCAGCACCAAAGCCTCCAAAGACAGATGAAGCTCTGGATCTTGATCCCGCGGCTGCTCCTTGACCAATTTGGGTTCCACCTCGGGTCACTCCAAAGATAAGTCGGTCAGTTCCGTTGGCGTCAACTTGTCCGATGTTCACATCCACAAGAATCCTGCTTGTTGTAAATCTCGGAGTTATTACTGCGCTCAAACCGGTGATGTTAGTTAGTGAGCTGCTGCTGCTTGAAAAAGTATCTGTCTTAGTTGTTGAAACTACATTGTCAGCCGAAGGGGTGACCAAATCATTCCATGAAGTTGTATAAAGCTGAACCTTATTTGTGTCCTCTAGGTATGTGATCATGCCTTCGGTCGGAGACGTAAGTGCCGAAGCGCGGGCGGTTGCGTTGCTAAACACCATGACCGACTGCGTCATTAGGTAGTCGTTTAAATCGGAAGCGTTTAGAACGCTGCCATTAGTAAATACTTTGAATGCCATTTATGCTGCTTTCCATAGTTCGAGAGTTGTGAACCAGTTATCTACATCGATGTCATGGTTGACCTTGATAATAGTGTAGTATCCCACAATGTTCAGCTGGTTCTTAGTATAGCTGACGCCAACGAGTGTCCCTGGTGTAAACACAGCGGCAGCCGTTAGGTTTCCCAACCGGTCTTTGGCTGGAGTTGAAACTTGACTAACCAGCTTTGTCGGTGCTTGCTGGTATACAGCGGTGGCCCAACGTGAGAGCTCAGTAGAGTCGGTTGTGTTTATTGCGATGTCAACGGCGGATTCACCGTATAGATCAATTGAATCCTGATCTCTAAGAACAACATTGGTCTCTGGATCAGAAGTCAAAGCTACTTTGAGCGAGTTATAGACAGCATCAGCGTCCGAGCTCACAACAATTTCAGATAAACACAGGTGGTAAGGGTCGTTTGAGTGGTTGTTTCCAATCACATAAGTCGTCGCAGCTCCAGATTCTTCTTGTGGTCTAGGGATAACAGTTAATTCTTCGGTGTCTTGGTTTACCCAAACTACGGCCAAACCGACCTGAATAGCATCGTTGATCACATCTGGAACTAAAACGTTTACTTCATCGACGGCTGGAATCTTACCTTCAACCGATTGAGAGTCTGGTGAAAGTCCTATTCCACTTTGAATAGCTAATAGTTCAAATACTTCATCAACTGTCGCATAGGTTCCACCTGGAAGTGTTGTTGTGTCCCAAGTCTCAAGTCTTAGATTCACCAAAGACTTGTAGATGTCAAAAGCCCTTATTCTGATTAGATTTAAGCCATCAGGGTAGTAAGTGACGTTGATTGTGTCAATGTAGCCAACAAACAGAACGCGGTCTAATTCTTGAGAGTCAATGCGGACTCTAATCTTTGTATTTGCCCTAATGTTCTTGTTTACAGTTGGGTCTAGGTCGTAGCTTTGAAGAGTTAAATCAGCGGTAGCCGGTTCTGGTTGGAAATAGATAGCGTCTGCCACGCTTCCACCCAAGCTAAGAGTTGCGTTTGAAGTTTCACAGCCTACATCCTGCCACTTGAGTCCCGAGCTCGGTGCTAGGACATCATCGCCGCCTAGTAATGAAGTTCCAATAATAAACTCACCGAAACCACCCAGAACATCCGTGCCACCTAGTTCGCTAATGCCCAGAATAAAGCTATTGCCATCTTCATCGGGCAGTAAAAACTCAACGACTAGGTTGTCCGCAATACTGAAGTTTGGAATCACCTGAGAGCATTCCTTAGAGCTGGGCCGGTAAGAACTGGTGATCCAGTAGTTTTAGCAGACTTGTTGATTGCGTTAGCAATTTCTTTCGCTGTTACGTTGCCCTTATTGATGTTAATTGTGACCGCCTGTGATGGAGTGCTGACTCTTCCAGGTGCGACTGGTGCGCTAGGTGTCGGTGTGCTGACCCCAGCTCCGGTAAGAGTGTTGACTACGTTTCTAACTCCGGTTAGCAAGGTATCTAGCCAGTTCTCGAGTGGCTTGGTGTTGCCAAAGGCCGCTGAAATAGGTGCTAGAAGTCCTGCCAATAGATTAGCTACTGTCTCAATTGCCCCGGCCAATGCGATCCAAAAGTTCTGGAATCCTTTAGCTTCATCGGTCTCGGTAGAACCAAATAGAGCGCCAATGCTTAGACCGAGATTTCCTAAAGCACTCTGCATCCTATTGATCGATGCGTCGACTTCTCTGTTCTTTAGAGCTCCTACAAGCTTGTCTAGGAAGTCTTGGATGTCCGGTTGAACCTCGATGAACCAGTCTGCCAATGACTCAAGGGCTGGTAGAAGTGCGAAACCGACTGACTCAGATACTTCTCCGATTGCTACCTGGAAGCGCTGGTAAGGATCTAGTTGCGCTGCCTTCTCGGAAGCTCCAGCGAATAGCCTCTCAAGCTCTGCCATTGGGTCTGAAGCGCCCTTGATTGCTGGAACTAGCCTCTCAAGTGCTCCAGTAGTTCCATCAGGGCCGACTGCCCTAGCTAAAGCTCTAGTGACTGTGTCAAGGCTCTTACCTGTTCCCGCTGCTACATCGAGAGCAATGTTCATTAGCTCAGTAGACTTCTCGACGTCCCCGGTTGCTCGAGCTAGTTGTGAGAATGCTGGGCGTAGTTCATCATCAGCGATAGCGGCTTGCCTGGAGAGTTTGGCGATTGACTTCTCGACAGACTTGATCTGTGAGTCATTAGCCTTAGTGGAATTGCGTAGAGCTTCAGCTAGTAGCCCTTGACTCTTCTGATCCTCGACTGCCGCCTTTGAAGCTTCTTTGAGCTCCCTAGCGATGAATGCGAATGAGAGACCAGCTCCGATTGTGGCGAATGCCGAACCAATCTTGGAGCTTATCTTCTGAGTGGTTGCCTGTAAGCCTGTGAGTTGCTTTTGAGCGCCCTGAGTCGCTGCGGTTAGCTTCTTGAACTCACCTAAGATTTCAACATTGAGAACTAAGCTCATTCGCTAATACCATCTTCCAAAACTTCGAGGAAGGCCGCTAACTCCACCATCGTCATAGACCTGTATTCTGATGGGCTAATGTGGAAGGCTTGGCAGAACCGAGCCATTCTTTGAGCTTGCTGCTTCCTTATTCTTTTTTTGCTTCATCACCCTGAACCATAGCTAGAGCTTGGCTTAGCGTGAACTTGCTTGCTTCTTCGATTGTAAACTTCGGGTTATCCCTCTTCATTACAACCCAGACAAAGCTCTTCAGGACTTTGCCCTTCGGCTTTCCATTGGCGAATGCGTTATCAATGCTCTCGCCGGTAAGGTTCTCGATTAGCTCGATTTCCTCGAGGGTTAGACTTTCAAAGTCGAAACCGTTCATTCTGTGGGTATTCCTTTCGTGGAGTGTTTAGCTATAAGTGTATCCAAAGTGCGGTAGTAATTGCGATAAACCTCATCGCGCGTAATGCCCAAAGCCTTGATGAAGAACGGCTGTGGTTTGATGTTGCGCTTGAACCAACCCCAATGTATAGGGTTAGCATAAGGGACGCTGCGATTGTTACCAGCGCTGACCGATACCCGGTTCAAAGCTTTGGAAACTCTAATGCTGTTGCGTAGAGCACCTGATCTAACCGGAGCTAGACCTCGAGCTTCACCAGCAACCAACTCACCGGCTTCGGAGCCCGCTGCCTTTATTTCATTGACAGGGACTCCGATAGCCTGAAGAGCCTTTATAGATTGCTTGTAGCCCGCTACTTTGATACCAGCTGGCTGAGCCATGATTAGGCTGTTGCGTCTACTGTCACACCGTAGAACACGTCTGAAGCTGGGTTGTGCGGTGTGTTCTTTACAGTTAGGGTCACGCTGAACTTGGCAGTCTCGTTGCTCATTAGAGATAGTGGTGGCAACTGGTCAAATACAACGGTTCCGGTGTAGTGCGGTTCGCTTGATGATGGAGTTGAGTTGCCGTTAGGCGCGATGGTGAACTGTGCGGTTGATCCGAAGTTGTCCCATAGAACGCGGTAAAGGCTGGTTGAGTCTCCAGAAGTAATTCCGTCAAGCTGAAGTGACCATTGGCCACCTACGCGAACCTCGCAGAAGGTCTGGACATCGCCAGGAGCGTCATCGAGGGTTAGCTCTACCATGTTTGCGTCACACGCGTATTCAGTCGAGCCAAACTTGAAGAGAATGTTTTGGGCTTTGATTCTTGTTGAAGCAGCCATGAGCTACCTTTCTAAATTGTTATGTTGAGCTGGCAGTAGATGTTAGCTGACAGATACTCGGCGTTGTTGGTTTGTAGGTTGTAGGGCTGGTTGACCGAAGTGATTCTGGCATAAGTCAAAGGCTCGATAGCCTTCAAAGTGTCCTCGATCAACTGGTCTAGGTTCTCGGTAGCCTTCTTGTTTGTAGCTGTTGAAGCAACCACAACTAGCTCGACTCCCAAAGTCCATTCCCCAAACTCAGCAGTCTGGAGATAAGGCTGTGCTGCGTTGACTATCACAATTGGCGGGGTAATACGATCTGGCACATACTCCAGGACGTTCAACCCTGCGTCAGCTAGTTCGAGCTTGAACTCGGCCTTAGCTGCTGTGATTTCGCTCATACTGCGTAGCCCACATACTTTTGAAGCAACGGGTAAACAGCATTCATTGGGTCTTTGGCAACTCGAATGGGTGAACCATCAAAGCTGGCAAACTGAGCAACCCCATTAGGGGCAGACCTTCTGTGGAAGATTTCAGAAGCACAGGTCAAGATAGCTATTTTGTGAACGTCAGCCGGAACGGTTGCGTCACCCTGATACTGGTCAACTAAAGCGTGACCAGCGTCAAGAGCTTGCTCGATGAAGTCGGAATCCTCGTCGGTTCCAACGTATGCCTTGAACTCTGCTAGAAGGACTGCCCCTGCCATGAGATTTCCCTATTACGCTGTTACGTCTAGCTTGACAAGGGCTCCAACGCGTGGAGTAGCAATTGCTAGGTAGCCGTAGACAGATAGGTCATCGGTCAAAGTGGTTACATCGCCAGAAGTTAGTCTGACCGGTGAACCTGCTGATTCCATAGTGATAACTGCTGCTGAGTTAGCCATGTAAACAGTTCCGCTTGCTAGAGCTGGGTCAACGATTACTGGTAGACCAAATACTGATCCAGATAGACCAGGGATGTTAGCCTCACCGATGTTGTTGACTCCGTTGCCGTCAGTTCTTAGAACTGGGCGTCCGTCTCCAGCTGCGACCTTTACGATGTTCACGTAAGCGTCTGGGTCAGCAAGGATGAACTGTGGACGTAGTCCGGTGTTCTCGTAGATGTAAGCAGCACCGTTAGCAATTCCTTCTGCTAGAGAAGAAGCTGTTCCGCCGTCTGCGTCGAAGGTCTTGCCGGTGTAGCTTAGAGCGGCCAAAGCTGCTACTAGAGCTGCGTTGGTTGCCTTAGCATACTGCTGGGTTAGAGCCTCGAATACTGCGTTTACGGTGTTGATGTTTGAACGCTCAATGTATTGACGTGATACGGAAGTGTAGCCACCGTAAGTCTTGATTGGAGCTGAAACGGTCTCGAAGGTTAGGTTTCCGAATGCTAGAGCTTCGTTCTCTGGATCCTGCTGACCAACAGCTAGTGTGTTTGCGTCAATCTTTGCGTATTCAACAGTTAGACCGGCTGCTGGAAGAGCTGCGCGAGAGAATGCCTCTACGGTCGGACGGTTGGAACGGATTAGGGTGTCGATGTATCCGTAGAATGGTGGGTAAGCTACGGTGTCTGCCGATGTTGAAGCGTCGCGGGCTAGAGCCTTTGCGTCCTCGTCACCGTCAATCATGGCCTTTACGAACTCGCCCTGTGAGCGGAACTTGTGGCTTGCTGGTGTTGCGATCTCGACTGCCTGACCTGCTTCAATGACTCGGCGCAATTCTGCTACCTCGTCCTGGACGGTGCGAACATCGAGCTCAATGTTTTCTGACATTGTTCTACTTTCTGTTTCGATAGGAGTTTCGACAGCTGGCTCGACCTCTTCAGGCTCTGCTTCGCTGCGGACTTCGGTTATTTTTG